CCTCTCAGACATCATCTAGTAATATTGATTTGAATGAACATTTATCATCATCATCCATCGCAGATGCTAAAAATAAATTGGAACATATCTTCAAATTGTACAATACACACGGACTATACAGTTTAAAAGAGTTCACAGAAACACTGCGTCCTGCTCTTCAAGGAAAAGATATATCTACAAATATCACATTCCAGGAGTTTTATGATAAAACCGGAATAGAGCTTCATTTTATGGTAACTGAAATGAATAAGTTCCAGATTGTCGATTTTAGTCATAAAACGCATCCGTCTCAGTCATTGGTAGAAGCATGTTATATGAGTTGCTGTTACCCATTCGGATTTGCGCCGATTTATCGTGATGGTTGCTGTTATTTGGATGGGGGAATTATTAACGACTATCCAGTGAATGATTGTATTCGCGATCAGAAATGCGGTTTGGCGGAAATACTTGGCGTAAAGGTAATTTGGGAAAAGAAACCAACGAAGATAACTGAAAAATCATCACTGTTACAATTTATTTACACATTCTTCAATCAAATCAATACAAACTTTTATGAAAATCGTCACACAAAACCGATACCGAATGAAGTTGTTTGTGTATCGAAAGTGTTTTCGATCAAAGATTGGATGAACTGGGTGAAAGATGAGAACTATCGTCGTGAACTTGTTTTACGCGGTGAAACATTTGCGAATGTATTCTTATCGTATCGTCGTAATTTTAGAGATTCAACCACGATACCGGAAATTTCGACAGAAAATACGACGGATGCGCGTGTTTCATCAACAGAAATTACATCCTTGTCAGATCTTGCAGAGGATCAACCGTCTACGCCAACTGAAACATCACCTAGTACAATTCAGTATGAAATTCGAAATGAGGATATGACGATGATGTAAACCAATGATGTCAAAATATACAATAATTTTGAGTACTTTCATTATTCATTCATAATGCGAATGAATAATGCTAATGATAATCTTTATGCAGCAGTTACCGTTTCAAGAAACTCCTTAATCTTCTCCTTATCCGGTTTGGCGTCATATTCGATGACCTGTCCATCCTTCACGAGTTTAATCGTAGGAAATCCTTCTATTTTGAATTTGTCCGCCATATCCGGCTCTCCTTCACAGTCAACCGTCTTGAATACAACTGTGTATCCGTTGATGGGGCGTCCATTCAACTCCTTTTCTACCTCGTCGAAAACAGGCTTGGCCGTCTTGCAATGTGGGCACCAATCGACCTTGAACAAGTAAAGCTGCATTACTTTATCGTCGGTTGCACCGATACCATCAGGAGCGGGAGTAACACCTTGAGAATTACTAAAGAACTTATTCAAGCCGGGAATCATATCATTCGTAATCATGTAATATAGAATACCTGCAAGTGCAGCAACAATAACAAGAACTATGATGATATTCTTAGAATTACCCGAAAGTGCCGAAGTGATAGATGACATTGCGGATGATGCAGAATCAGTTACAGAAGATGCGGTTGCAGCGGCTGATGATGTGGAGGATTCTACCATTTACTACTGTATGTCTATATTATATTAGAATGATGAATAATCTGTCGAATAAACGAATAAAACAATATGAAACGATCGCAATATGTATGTATATAGTAGAAATCAACAAACGATGATTTTTCGTGATAAACAAAATGGCACATTACTAAATGTTCGCAGGGATGATTTTACGAATGATCGGAAATATTTTCAAGAAATTATTCGGATCGCAGGTGAAGGTTTGGGGGGCACTGTCGGAAACACTACAACACCGCGTTATATATGTCCATTCGAAGACTTCATTAACAACCTTGGGGTTGAGGGTGGTAAGGGAAAGTAGGTCTATAGACGAATAACTACTATACCTAAAACTACGATAAGAAGAACAAATCCGGCAGTTATAAAGAAGTTAAATTTGAGATCAGGAAATAAATCGGTATCAAGAATACCGTCGGTATCTATAACTGGTTTTACTGCTTCAAATAAAATTGCAGATGTCGCAACAAGGAGACCAATAATGACAATTTTTATTATGATTGATGTAATCGAACCGGATTTTACTGATATTGGACTTACGAAAAACAGAAGAACAAGAAGCAATGATACGCCCAACATTGTACATGAATATTTGGTTTTCTCGCTGTACTGAACAATATAACTGGTAGGGTCTTCAATAATGGATGTTGAACTTGACATTATGGTCTTATATATATGGTCTTATATATATGATCTACTATTTATAATAGAAAATTTTAATATCTCATTCTTACTGCCCAGAAAGGATAATCAATACCTGAATTATTCCAATCTGGTTCGAAATACGTTTCATCAAACGTCGACATTTCGGTCCCGTGTATTTTGCGAATCACTGAAAATAAACTTTGGTCATGTCTATTTTCAATGAATGAAGGATCGTTTGGAATAGAACTAGGCGAATCATCCGGTAAATTATAGTTACACGAACCTTCATACCACCGATCAATGATTTCGACAGTATGCGGGCATTTTCTTAGAATGTATATACCGCTTATTAATTGCCCTGTTTCAAGTATATCGGGACGATTCGCATCGTAGTAATGGATTACATCCATTTTTGTCCACGTTTTTTCTAAATGTTCCAATTGAATTGAAAAGTTCGCGAATTTGCTTTGATTCACAATATCAAAATATTCGAGTAACCTGGGTTTTCCGTGTGGATTAATTTTACATCCTGCGTCCAGGTATACGACGATGTCGTTCTCCGCCATCATTTCTAGTGTTTTTTTTGTGAGATACGACTTCCATATCCAATAACCATAACCGCGTTTATTTGATAATATGGATTCTTTATGCTTATTCCAGAATTCTTCGTCATCCATGATATCCTTTTCGGTATAGCCGATGATACGATCGAATACGCCGAGTTCATCCACTTCACGACATAGACGGCTCACTGCATTATGATAATTGTCGGTTGGTCCACCAAAGGTCATGAACCATTTCTGCTGTTCTTGCTGCATATATTTTTAAATATTAGTGTAGTATAATAAAGTATATTCAATATACCTATACGCGTTTAATTTGTTTATTGGCAGCAAACTTGGAACTATAAGATGCCAAAGACACGCAAACGAAATATGTCATCAGTGTCATACCGAGCAAAGATATTAAGCGGGGGGCGGAGCCGGATTAGCCGTTCACGGCGTGGCCGAACTGGCAGCAGTCGTATTGATCTTGTAGGCGCGCTGCCACAAATTCCGCATCAACGAACGAAAAAAGTGAGAGCATTTACCAAGAAGGATTTTCATAGCGGAGACGGAATGCTTACGACGGTATGGGGGCCGAGTATGTGGCACTTCATGCACACGATGAGTTTCAATTATCCGGTCGAGCCGACCGAAGACCAAAAGCGGCACTATATGGATTTTATACTGAATTTAAGGAATGTTCTTCCTTGTAAATATTGCCGAATGAATTTGACAAATAATTTAGCAACACGGCCGCTGAAAATGTGTCATATGGAAAGCCGCGATACTTTTTCGCGTTTCATCTACGACCTCCATGAAACGGTGAATAAGTTACTAGGGAAGAAGTCTGGATTGTCGTACTGCGATGTGCGCGAGAGATATGAACATTTTCGATCGCGTTGTACCCAGGATGCACCGAAAGTATTTAACTTTAAGGAGTTTTACCGGGGGAAGAAACATGAAAAAGGATGCACAGAACCATTATACGGGAAGAAGGCGAAGTGTGTGATTTCGATTGTTCCGCAAGAGGTGAAGGTGCCGACGTTTAGTGTGGATGATCAGTGTATCAAGAAAAGGGGGGAAGTGGTGGAGAAGGAATAATTATTGTGTAGTGATAGTATATAATTGATATCTAGATTATAGTAAATGTCTTCTAAAGACAAAGACAAAAAAGTTGCTACTGGAGCTGCTACTGGAGCTCCTGCTGGGGGAATAGAAAAAGAAAAGCAGCAGAAGTCTGATAAAGCGAAGGATCGTCGACCTGGTCTCGCCGCCGCTGCTGCTGCCTTGCGGCAGCAGCAGCAGCAGCAGCAGCAGCAGCAGTATCAGCAGCAGCAGCAGCAGCAGCAGCAGTTTCAACAGCAGCAGCAGCAGCAGCAGCAGCAGCAGCAGCAAGCAGCAGTTTCAGGAATTGGTGCAATAAATCCTAGCGTGGCGGCGGCAGCATTTGCTGCTCCATCAGTAGCAGGAGGTGGAGGAGGACAAAATGTTATGGAATTACTGAATGATGAACATATGTTAGATGATGACATGTTAGTCATGATAGATGGTGATATTAACACAGATTATGTAACTTATCGTAGAAAAGTATCGGAAGCGATTCACCAAAATCAGAGTCGTTTACTACCAAGA